CCCGTTGTGAACTCTACTCGATCACGTCTCCAAAGAGGGGCAAGAAGCGGAAAGGAACGACTGCCCACGCTTGCGCGCGGATAAAGTCCTCCATCCATCTCAAAGCCCTCAGAGGATTCGCAACACGGAGTTCGCCGATCAAGAGTTTGAACTGTATATTGTCCATCTCGAACATCGGTTCCCCGTCGAGACCGTATCGCGCAATCACCGAATCCAACCACAGCGGCTCCACGTACAGGGAGACCGCTATGGAAAGAAATATGGAGGGAGAAATTCCCGCCCATACGTTGGTTTTCGCCATACGATCCTGCTCTGCCTTCCAGTTTAGAAAGCGAAGCAGCGAGTGTAGCCACACCGCCGGATCGATGAGTTCTCTCTCTTGGAACAAGAGAGTTCTCGATGATCCAACCATCCCAACCTCTGCGGCTACGCCTCGGACAGCACTCGTCGAAAGAGCCCATAAGGGCACCATCGCCGTAGCCGTCCGGAATGCGCGGCCGTTTGAAGTTGTTAGGGAGAACTCCCACGCAGTACGCGTGAGCTTGGCGGACAGACGAGTGCCGATAAAGGCCTTCGCCTTGCCGAACTGCCCATCGCGTAAGGTTGTTGCAAAACAGCAATAACTTACTGACATGAGATAACTCCTTGGTGATGGTGATTGGTGTGACATCGCGTCCATGAAAGTAGTGTTTACCACAACTCTCACGATACGGACCTGAGGCGTGTGACTTCTTCGAGTTAACCAGAAAACCGGCGAACTCTAGGACGTCAACGACACGCTCATAGTCCGCAGTGGCGACAATAATGTCGTCACCATAAACTGAGACGCGGAGTCCCTCACGGCCAATGGTTTCAGTGCATACGCTTGAACAGAGAGCCCAAAATATCAGGCTTTCTAACTCGAACGTAAACCCATTCCCCATTGCCGAGAACTTCTGGAGATCGATTTCGACCCCAGAAGGAAGACGCGATTTGTGTGTCCTGCAGGAAAGCAGGGCTTCAAACCAGTCGGGAGGGAGCAGATCTTTGACGATCTCGTAACTGACAGTATCGCTCGCAGAAGATAAGTCTAGAGTAGCTAAGCTACCTAGCGCCGATCCGCTGCGTGCGAGTGCCTGGTTAAGAGTTTGATCGTCTAGATCGACTCCGACGCGACGTAAGCACCGACGGAAGTAACCGCCAAATCCTTTCTGAATAAACATATTCATGTCAGGTTCAATGGCGATAACTCTATCGATGAATGCGTCCTTAGGAACAGTGGTGACCTTGCTTGCTTCCCTGAGAGAAAAACAGGGATGCAGGCCATTGACGACTTGGCCCCCGCTTGATTCGCACCAAACGGGGCTGAGACCAATTACGGCCTCAGCGTTAACAAGGTTGTCAAACGTTGTTTGGGGGCTTTCCCCGAATTTGAACGGAAGATGCCTCCTCGAATACGACAGACGTGTTGTACTGCCGGGTCCGAAATTGAAGAACTTTGCAGGTTTAGACCAGCGAAACGGGCCAAGTAACTTCTCGATCTTTTTACGAGCGAGACGGAATGTCTCACTGTACGGGGCTATATAAAGCCCCGATCGAAAAGCCTTGATCCGCTCATTGGTCTGCCTACATTGCTCTTCACACGCCAGCCACTTCTCAATGGCCGCCTCTTTCTTACGGGAAGCACCTGGAAAACCAGGGTACTTCCTAAATAGAGAGACGGAAAGGAGAGCTAGGGCGAAGTCATGGGAATTATCACAACTCCCTGCTTCGACTCTAAGCTCTGCCCCTCCTTTGTAATCTCCGGCTTGGAATCTCTCCAAGACGGAGGCTGCGTGTGTTCCAG